GACGGGGAGGTGGGCGGGGAGGTGTACAGCGCCGCGGCCGACCGGGACCAGGCGGCGCTGGTGTTCAACGTGGCGGCGCAGATGATCCGCAACCATCCGACGCTCGAGGCCGAGGTGCAGATCGTCGACTCGCAGAAACGGATCGTGCATCCGGCGAGCGGGAGTATCTATCGCGCGATCAGTGCGGAGGCGTACAGCAAGCACGGGTTCAATGCGAGCGTGGTGATTTACGACGAGCTGCACGCGGCGCCGACGCGGGAGTTGTGGGACGTGCTGGCGACCAGTCAGAGCACGCGGGCGCAGCCGTTGATGATGGCGATCTCGACGGCGGGGTTCGACCGGAACTCGATTCTGTATGAGCTGTATGCGCACGGGAAACGCGTCCTGGAAAATCCGAACATCGATCCCACGTTCCTGCCGGTGATTTACGAAGCGCCGGCCGAGGCCGACTGGCGCAAGGAGAAGACCTGGCATCTCGCGAACCCGGCGCTCGGGGATTTCCGCTCGCTCGAGGAGATGCGCATCATGTGCCAGCGGGCGCAGGAAATCCCGGCGCAGGAGAACAGCTTTCGTCGGCTGTATCTGAACCAGTGGACGGAACAAGGGAGCCGCTGGTTGTCCCTCACGCAGTGGACGGCGTGCGCGGGCGAGACGCCGTCGTATGCGGGGCGTGCGTGTTACGTCGGGCTCGACCTCAGCTCGACGACCGACACGACGGCGCTGGTCGGCGTCTATCCCGACGCCGACGGGATGGGGTTCGATGTGCGGGTCGCAGCCTTTCTCCCGGCCGACAAGTTGCGCGAGCGCACGACGCGCGACCGCTTGCCGTATGACGAATGGGCGCGGCGCGGCGTGTTGATTGCGACGCCGGGGAACGTCGTCGACTACGAGCGCGTGCGCGCGGAGCTGGCGGCGTGGGCCGACGAGAGCGACGTGCGCGAAGTCGCCTATGACCCGTGGAATGCGACCGACCTGGTGCAGCGGCTCCAGGCGCAGGACGGCTTGGCCTGCGTGCCGGTGCGGCAGGGGTTCGCGTCGTTGAGTGCGCCGACCAAGGCGCTCGAGAAGGCCGTGTTGTCGCGGGCACTGCGCCATGACGGGCACCCGGTGCTCGAAGCGCATATCGGGAACGTCGCCGTCGAGACCGATGGCGCCGGCAACGTGAAGCCGTCGAAGAAGCTCTCGACCGACCGGATCGACCTGGTCGCGGCGCTGGTGATGGCGGTGGACCGGATGGACCGGAACCGGGTCACGGTGCGGCCGGCGTTTCAGATGCTCGTGCTGGGGGCGTCGCCGTGAGAAAGCCGCGCGGCCGGAAGCCGCTCGATGCGGCAGATCCATCCGTGGGGATCTGTGTCAAGGTGCCGTCGAAGGAGTACGCCGCGCTGTTACGACAGGCCGCGGCCTTGCGGCGCACCGTGCCCGAACATATCCGGCGCCGACTCACGGGCCGGAAGTTTCTAGATATCTAATTTCGCGGAACGGTCGGGGTGTCGCGCATCCTACGCGGCACTCATGCTCGCCCGCGCCTACGCGACCCTCGAGGTCAAGTCGTTCAACGGCGACCTCCGCGAAATCGAAGGGATTGCCACGACGCCCTGCGCGGACCGTGGCGGCGACGTCGTCGAGTGCGACGGCGCCGAGTTCACGCTGCCGATCCCGCTGCTCTGGCAGCATGGCCAATCCGACCCGATCGGCGAAGTCTACGACGCCCAGGTGACCGCCACCGGGATTCACATCAAGGCCCGCTTTGGCCATGTCGACGAACCCGGCGCGCTGCGCGATCGGCTCGACTACGCCTGGCAGACGGTCAAGGCCCGGCTGGTGCGCGGGCTGTCGATCGGGTTCCAGCCGCTCGACATGGTGCCGCTCAAGAAGGGCTTTCACATTAAGCGGTGGCAGTGGGTGGAACTCTCCGCGGTGACGATTCCCGCGAACATGCAAGCCACCATCACGAACATCAAATCGGCCGCGCTCGGCCGCGACCTGGACCCGCCCGGCGCTTCGGGCTCTCCGACGAGACTCCCGATGCAAACCTATTCCGAGCAAATCACCGCGCACGAGACCAGCCGCGCCGCGGCGGTCGCCAGCATGACCGACCTGATGACCACCGCCGGCAACGAGAATCTGACGCTCACGCCGGAGCAGACGAAGGCGTACGACGAATCCGCGCAGCGGGTCAAGGCCATCGACGCGCACATCACGCGCTTGCGCGAACTCGACGCGCTCAACGCCGACAGCGCGAAGCCCGTGCCGACCACGCCGAACCCGCGCACGCCGGTCGTGCAGGTCAAGGCGAACGTCCCCAAGGGCACCGCGTTCGTGCGTCTCGCCTGCGCGCAGATGGTGTGCCACGGCAACAAGTTCGAGGCGGCGCAGTACGCGCAGCGGTGGAACGACTCAACGCCCGAAGTCGCGCTCGCGCTGAAAGCCGCCGTCGCGCCGGGCACCACGACCGACACGACCTGGGCGGCGCCGCTCGTGAATCGCGTCATTGCCGACGACTTCCTCGAACTGCTCCGGCCGGCGACCATCATCGGCCGCATTCCCGGTTTGCGCCAGGTGCCGTTCAACTGCAAGGTGCCGAGTCAAACCGCAGGCGGGACGTACGGGTGGGTCGGCGAGAGCAAGCCGAAGCCGGTGACGTCGCTCGCGTTCAGCTCGGATACCCTCGACGTCACCAAAGTCGCCGGGATCATCGTGCTGACCGAGGAGCTGGTACGCCTCAGCAATCCGTCGGCGGAGCAGCTCGCGCGAAACGACATGATTGCCGGCATCGCGCAATTCCTTGATGGGCAGTTCGTGAACCCGGCCGTGGCGGCGGTGGCGGGCGTGAACCCGGCCAGCATCACGAACGGCGCGGCGACGGCGGCGGCCACGACCAATCCGCTCGCCGACATCATGGGGCTCATCAATCACTTCGCCACCTACAACATCCCGGTCGATGGCCTGGTGTTCATCCTGTCGCCGGCCAACGCGTTAGCGCTGTCCTTCCGCTCGAACCTCGACGGCTCGCCGCAGTTCCCCGGGATCGGCATCAACGGCGGCTCGTATCGCGGCCTGACGTTCCTCACCAGCAATACGGTCACGACCAACGTGATCGCGCTGCAGCCGCAGTACATCCTCTTCGCCGACGACGGCGGGGTGACCATCGACGCGTCGCGCGAGGCGTCGCTGCAGATGGATAGCGCGCCGGCCTCGCCGGCCGATGCGACGACGGTCTACGTCTCGCTGTGGCAGACGAACAACGTCGGCCTGCGCGCGGAGCGGTTCATCAACTGGAAGCGCATCGGCGTGAACTCGGTGAAGTACCTCACCGCCACCGCGTGGCCGTCGCCGACCGGCGAGGCCCTGAGCGTCACGGCGACCAGCTCGCGCGGCAAGAAGGACGAGTAACGCGTGAAGCTGTTCGGGTTCGAGCTGACGCGGGCGCGCGCGCGGGCGGTGCCCGCGGGCGCGACCGCCGTCAGTGCCCGGGGCGGCTGGTGGCCGGTGGTGCGCGAGCCGTATACCGGCGCCTGGCAGCAGAATGCCGATCTCAGCGTGCCGTCGGTGCTCGGCTCGCCCGCCGTGTTTAGCTGCACGACGTTGATCGCGTCGGATATTGGGAAGCTCCGGCTGCGCCTCGTCGAGCGGTTCATCACGGCAGACGGGGCGCGGATCTGGCGGGAAACCGACAGCCCCGCCTTTTCGCCGGTCCTGCGCAAACCGAATCGCTACCAAATCATCAACAAGTTCCTCGAGCAGTGGATCGTCTCGAAGCTGACGCACGGCAACACCTACGTGCTCAAGCAGCGGGACAACCGCGGCGTCGTCGTCGCGCTGTATGTGCTCGACCCCCAGTCGGTCAAGCCGCTCGTCGCCCCTGACGGCGCGGTCTACTACCAACTCGGGACGAGCGAGCTGGCCGGTATCACCGCCGAGGGCGCTGCGGTGGCGGTGCCGGCCAGCGAAATCATCCATGACCTGATGGTGCCGCTGTTCCATCCCTTGTGCGGGGTGTCGCCGATTTACGCGTGTGGCCTGGCGGCGCTGCAGGGGCTCAACATCCAGGACAACTCGTCGACGTTCTTTGCGAGCGGCAGCAATCCCGGCGGCGTGCTGACGGCGCCCGGCAGCATCACCGACGAGACGGCGCAGCGGCTCAAGGCGTACTGGGACAGCGCGTACAGCGGCGCGAATGTCGGCAAGGTCGCGGTGCTCGGCGATGGGCTGAAGTACGAAGCCATGTCGGTCAACGCCGTCGATGCGCAACTCGTCGAGCAGTTGAAATGGACGGTGGAGACCGTGTGTGCGTGCTATCACGTCCCGGTCTCGCTGGTGAACAGCCAGCCGGTGCCCTACGCGAACAATGAACCGCTGACGCAGCAGTACTTCTCGCAGTGCTTGCAGGCGCTCATCGTCGCGCTCGAGAACTCGCTGGATGAAGGGCTCGGCCTCACCACGGTGCCCGATCGCACGCTCGGCACGGAGCTGGACATCGACGATCTCATCTGGATGGACAGCAAGACGCGCACGGATGCGGCGCAGCAAGGCGTCGCGGGCGGCGTGCTGTCGCCGAACGAAGCGCGGGCGAAGTACTTCGGGCTCGGGGCGGTGACGGGCGGCAATACGCCGTATCTGCAGCAGCAGCAATTCTCGCTGCGGGCGTTGGCCGAACGCGACGCCGATGCGCCCTTTGCGAAGCCGGCCCCGGCCGCCCCGGCCGACAGTCCCGAGGACGAGGACGACGTCGACCTGGGCGCGTTCACGAAACATCTCGCCGCGGGGATCTTGTATGGCTGACCTCTCCGAACGGCTCGCCGATACGGTCCTGTTGGCGATGAAGGCGGCGCTGTCGCCGGTGTTCGAGCGGCTCGCTGCGCTGGAGGCCCGTCCGGCCGTCCCAGGGCCGCCAGGACCGGCCGGAGCCGACGGGAAAGACGGCGAGGCCGGGGTGACCGCCGACGCGCTCACGGTGGCGCAGGACGGCGAGGACGAGCGCGTGCTGACGTTCGGCGTCAAGGCCGGCGACACGGTCATCCCGTGGGGCACGGTGCGGCTGACGCTCCCCCGGTACTGCGGCGTCTATGACACCGCGCGCACCTACACCGCGGGTGACCAGGTGACCCATGCGGGCTCGCTCTGGTCCTGCACCGCGACGACGAACATGCGCCCGGGCGGCGGCAGTGGCTGGGTCCTCCAGGTCAAGCAGGGGAAGGGCTGATGGCGGCGCAGTTCGTCACGCTCGAGCAGGCCAAGGCGCATCTCCGGATCGCGACGCCGCCGGGCCATCCCGACGACGCCGACGTGCAAGAGAAGCTCGACGCGGCCGAGGCCGCCATCCTGCGCTACGTCGAACGCTCGCCCGCCGGGGCGGCGCTAGTGCAGGAGTGGACGGGCGGCGCGGCGCCGGCCGACCTCCGCGCCGCGGTGCTCCTGCAGCTCGGCGAACTGTGGCGCTTCCGCGGCGATGACCCGGCGACGCTGGCGCTGGCGCCCGCGCGCGATCCGGCGACCGACTTCGCGCCCGGGGTGCTCGGGCTCCTGCGCCGCTTTGGGGATCCGGTGCTCGCATGATGCCCGCCGGCCTGCGTGACAAGCGCGTGACGCTGGACGCCCCCGGGGCGCCCGTCGCCGACGCCGATGGCGGGTTTCTCGACGGGTATACGCCGCTGGATCCGCCGGACGCGTTCGCGGCCATCGTGCCGATCACGGCGCGTGACCAGGAGCGGGCGTTCGCGGGGACGGTGCTGGCGACGGCGACGCACGAGATCACGGTGCCCTATCACCCGGGCGTGACCATCGAGACGCGCGTCACCTACGTCGACCCGCGCAGCGGCCGGACGCGGGCGTTCCAGGTGACGGCGCTCCGCGACCCGGAGGAAGCCGGGCGGGAGCTGGTGCTGACGGTCGCGGAGCGGCTCCCGTAATGGCCAACCGGATCGCGTGGGACGGGCTCGATGTGCTGACCGCCGCGTTGCGGATGCTGCCGGTCCACTTGCGCGACGAGGCCACGACCATCATCCACGCGACCGCGACGGGCGCGATGGAAGAAATCAAAGCGGCGTACCCGCACGGGCCGACGGGGAATCTGAAGCGGGGGGTCAAGGTGACCGTGCGCGCGAGCGGGAGCGCGCCGGGCGGCGACATTACGCCGGGGATGGGCGTCGAGTTTGGCGCCGCGGGCATCGTCAAGAACTCGGCGAAACACGCCTGGCTGTTCGAGTACGGCACGCAGGGGCGGATTCGGTATGTCGACACGCTGCCGTCTGGGCGGGTCAAGAACTTTGGCTGGTCCCGCGGGGCGATGCCCCCGGGCCGGGTGTTCATTCCGATCGTGGTCCGGCGGCGGCGCGAGATGTACGCGGACCTGAGTGACGTCGTACGCAAGCTCGGCTTCGAGGTCGCGGGCCGTGCCGGATAGCTCTGCGGTCGATGCGGCGATCGTCGCCAAGCTCGCGGGCGACGCGACGTTGATGGCGCTGACCCCGAACGGCGTTTATTTCGACCTGGCGCCCGAGGGCTCGTCGGCGTTCGTGCTCGTGGCCCAACTCACGCACCATGAGGAGCCGCTGCTGCAGGGCAAGACCGCGTGGGAAGAGTTCACGTACCTCGTGAAAGCGGTGGCGCCGGGCTCGTCGGCCGACGTCGCGAAAGCCGCGGCGGCGCGCATTCACGAGGTGCTCGAGGACGCGCTGCTGATGCCCGAGGGCTACGTGGATATGCGGTGCGCGCGGGTCGAGCGCATTCGGGCGCAAGAGATCGACGACATCAACGAACTGCGGTGGAACCACCGCGGCGGGCACTACGAGGTCTGGGTCACGCCGGTTTAGAGGAGCACACATGGCACGCATACATGGATCGAGAGGGTCAGTCGAGATGGACCCGGCCGGCGGCGCGCTCACGGTCGCCGTCGCGTCGTTGAACAGCTGGACGCTGGAAATG